TGGAGTATCAGGAAACATTGACTTTGCACTTACTTCTAAAGCATAATTAGCCGCACTATTGCTTTCGGTTCGTGCTACTCGTTTAGCCATCCAAGCCGCCTCTTTTTTCCAATATCCTTGCTGTCTTAATATCCTTGCTTTTTCTGGCGTGCCTAACGCTACAAAATCGGGGTCTGACATTAGGCCCTTTATGTTAGAAACAAACGCTTTCTTAGCCGTCCCTTGAATGCTTGTTACCCTTTCCCCCGCTGACCTTGCGCCCATTACCGTAAAGGCATTAGTCCAAATGTCAGTAAACCCATCGCCTTTCTTTATAAACTTCTCAAACGTCCTTTGATACCATAGCGCAAACTCTAAGCCAGTATCTAAATAGATTTGATTAAATAGGTCATCAAACATCTTAGCATTAAATAGGTTCTGCTCTGGCATCAGCTCAACATGGTTTAAGTTGGCCGTTGTTAGTAGTAATTCCGTTGCCTTTTCAAATCCATCCATATAGATAACATTAGCCGCTCTAAAGTTCTTACGTTCTGCGACTTTAATCTTGCGTTCATAAGCCCGACTAAACGCCGCGCTCATTCGCTTTACTATAAGGTCTTTCTTATTCAAGTCCTGTTAAGTCTAAATCAGATAGGGGGACGTTACCTTGTGGAATTAGGTAGTCGTCCATCATTTTATTGTCCTCGTCTTTAGCGTAATTCATTGCCATACGCTTCTCATTTTGAGTTAGCCAATTAGAGTTAGCCAATACTTGCGCTTGCTTTTCAAGGTCTACTTGAAGCTCTGGGATAGACGAAAAATCAAAGTCAATAAATAGCTTACCGTCTGGCACTAAGAACCTGTTTAACTCATCACGTATTTTAATAAGCTCTGGTATAATGGCGTTTTGGTATAGTGACTTACGCGCTTCTTTTACGTTTGATTCAGTAGATGCCGCCCTACTATTTAATAACAATGAATTGACACTATAAGCGTTACAAAGGTCGTCAACACTAATCCCGTACTGCTCTAGTAAACCCATGTCAGTCGTACTAAGACCAAAGTTTACCCAACTCAACTTAGTTGGCGTTATTGTTACGCCGCCTTGATTAGCGGCAAACTCGGCCTTTAACGAATCCTTTAGTGCTTGCGCTTGTACTTGGTCTATATCACCATCTTCAGCCGTTAGAATGCCTCTAGTCGTTTGGTTTTCTAACATATTAAGGCCCGTAGATATAGCCTCGTTATTAATCTGTAAATTCCTATAAGCCGCTTTTAATGGTGACTGCCCGTACAGGTGTGAGCCTTGTCCGTTGTAATCAGGGTTAAAATCTTTGATATGGCAAACGTCATCGGCTGGTATTTCGTTAAGCGCGCCGTTGTAGTCTAGTGTGTATCCCTTAACAGGCATGTGCAATCCACCCGAAACAATATCTATACTTTGACTAGGCAATACATAAAGCTCTTTAGCCTTACCTATGTTAGCCCCTGTATCAGCGCCTATCTTATAAATGAACCTATCGCCGGTTAATCTTCCAAACGCAATCAATTCGCTTATCCAACTTGAATAACTTTGCGCGGGGTTTGGCCTGTTTAATAGGTGTTCTAGGTCGGTGTCTTCAACATCTATTAATGTACGCGCCTTTAATATCCTTGAATTGATAATAGATTCGGGCGTAACCATTCCGCTAGTCATGGCTTTGTATTGCTTTAATGATCGTTTATTCTTTACCTCATAGATGTTAAAAGGTACTGAGCTTGCATGCTTAATAATTAGCTGAATAATAGCGTAAACAGTTACGTTGCCTTGATAACCCTCTTTGATATAATTTGCGTCATCTTCTGGATTCCATATGATATTACCGTTTGATAGACTGCCTATACCCTGATAGATTTGACCGTTATACTTTTCGTTGGTGTTCTGGAATCCTTTCTTAATTAACTCTTTGTCGACTTGTTTGGAAAGCCATTTAGATAGAATTGACATAAAATTCTTTTTATTCAAAGATAGTCATTGTAATAAAGTAATTTTTACACTACAAAGAATTGCTTAACCTTATTTAGCTTCATCATTGCAAAGTATCTCATTGCGTCTATGGCGTGGTTGTAATTGTCAATAGGTTTCTTTAGTTCTTCGCCCTGTTTGTTGGTGTCCCATACGTAATACCTAAGCTCCTTTATTATGTTAGTGCTTCGCTTGGTTACTCTAAATGGATAGTCCTGGAGTATCTGTATTCCAAACCTGATAGAGTCCGCCCCCTTAGTGACGGGCTTAATAGCAAATCCCGAACGCCTTATTTCTTCTATGGTCTTAGGCTCTGCACTATCACCATAAACGGTTGAATACTTGTTAACCCCTCGATCATTCATTAGGGCTATTATCTCGCTATTTAAAAGCCCTTTACGGTATATGATCTCATCAAAGATTATTTTACCATCAAACCTATACACACCTACTAGGGCCGTAGGGTCTACGCTAAAGCCAAAATCCATCCCATAGCCCAATAGTTCTGCGTCTTTTGGTAGGTCATCTATTACCTTCCAATTAGGAAACACCACCCCCTCAAGGCTTCCAATCTTACCAAGCCCGTACACGTTCCACCAGTTTTGCCAATAGGTCGAAGTCTTAGCCTTCTCTTTAGCCTTCTCAATCTCTTTTATTATAGCCGGCTCTAACGCTTCGTTGTCTTTGTAGGTTAGTATTATAAAGTCCGTATCTAAGTCCTCTAATAGCTCGGTATGTACCCAAAACGCGCTAGTAGGGTTATAATCAAGATAGATAAACTTATTCGTTCTGATGCTTAATTGTTGGTAAGCACCGAAAGGTACGTTATTAGCCTCGTTAATAAAAAGCACATCACGCCTTGCTCCCTTTAGTTTATCGGGTTGATCTACGCCAAAGAACTCTATTTTAGACCCGTTGGTAAATGTATAGGTTAGTGAGGTCATGTTATAATGATCTCTAACGAAGTTACCCGTTAAGTCCATTATCTTTAGAAAGTCCCTTAACGCGCCCCTCTTAACTTGTGGTACTGATTCAGCTACTATTGAGATAAGTATGTCTGGCTTCTGTATAGCGTATGTAATTAGTAGCGGAATGATAGAGAACGTCTTTGATGCACTTGTACCACCTTGAACAACCCTAACCCTCTTCCTAAGACTCGCTATCTTGCTCTGGGCTGTCGTTTTCAGTAACATCTAATTCTATTCCTTTAAATGGTGTGGTTTCCTTAAACGTATGCTCAATAGCTTGTTTATCACCATACTTCTTGGGCTTCTTTCTTCCGGCCGTCCATTTTAGTATATCAGCCGCCACCCTTGCCGCTTGTGGCTCATAGTCCCCTCGTAAGGTCTTTTGTGCTATTTCTTCTAGATTCTCAGCGTCAAGGTCTGCGCTATCTTCTCTAGCGCGCGCGTAGTTGTCAAGGAAGGTTTTATCAAATTTCTTATGAGCGTTACTTAACCATTCGTAAACTATTGGCCTTGATGGTAGGCTTTTATCCCCATCTAGTATAGACTTTAAGCTATCCCCTGTTGATAATTTACTTATTATAGCCTCTTTAGCCTTCTCTACTTGTTTCGGTGTGTATGCCATTACCCTATTATATTTCCTATTGCTAATCTACCGTCATATTCTAATTCAATTATAACGGGGTTAATCTCTGTGTTGTCTATTGGTACGCCCATCCCTTGAACGTCATATATTCTATAGTGTCCGTTGCTCATTACTTCTTCCATTGAATCAAAGTAGTTAGCTAGTAACATAAACTCTTCGTCATAGTCCCTTAGTTCGTTAGCTATTATAATAATTGCCATTACATAAAATAAGTTTGTCCTTTATCTTCTTTATGTGTGTATTCGTAGACGATCTGATTTGGTCTAATATTACCCGAAACGGTTACATTGTCTTCTACTATCACATTTCGCCCTATTTGAACGTCCTTTTTAATTACCGCCTGTTTACCTATCGTACAACCTTTACCTATCTTAACGCCTTTCTCTATTACCGCCCTTTCTTTTATGGTGGTTTTTTCCCCTATTTGGAAAGACTGCACGTAAGCGGTAAAGTGTACGTTTACTTTATCGTGTAGCCTTTCGTCCTCCCCCACTAACGACCATAGACGCTCTTTAATTATATCACATACTAATCTATCACTATCAACACACTTATCGTATATCGTAGGTGTATGAGCTATTAGCGCGTGTGCTTGTTGGTTGTCTGATTCCTTATAATTTAGGTTTCGTTTCTTTTCCTCTAGGTCATAAACCATTTTAGAAAGCTTTTGTAGTATTGGCTCTATTATCATTATTGCCATAAATTTACTAAATTTGGTTGATAATAAAAAACTTATGAAAGACCCTAATTACTCGGTGCGTAAAGCCATTTTTGCAAGGCTTAACGGTAATGTAACCTATAACGCGGTAAATGTAGCCGTTTATAATAGGGTAGCAGACGCGGCAACCTATCCCTATATTTTGCTAGTTAGCGACCAGGCAACCGAAACCGACCCTAATAGAGACGACTATAACAATGACACTTTAGTTAATATTGAGGTGGTCACTAGGTTTGATTCTGACGATGGAGGGCAAAAGGTATCTAATTTAATAATGAATGATATAACGGTTTTAATGCGTACCCGAACAACTGGATATTTAGATTTGAGCGCGGACGGGTTTAACTGTTACGGAACAGTAAGCGAAGGGATAAACCATATAGAAGAATCTCTGTCCGATCATTACTACTTTCGTTCTATCCTAACACTTAGATTTAAAGTTAATCAGGTTTAAAGTTCAAAGTCTAAATCTTCTTCATCTTCTTCATATTGGTCTGTGTCAGCGTCATCTACATCACTTGACCCACAATTAGGACACTCCCCGTCTATAAACATATCAGAGGGTGCAACATGTGTGCATAAAAGGCATTTATCATAGGTTATTTTCATACTTTTATATGTTAAACCAGTAAGGGGTCATTGTCTTTATATTCTTTTCGTACTCAATGCTCCCAAATACAAAACCGCTTCTACCCTTCTTAAAATTAGTTTGTACCCATTCTGACGAAGGACTAAACGCTGGATAATTACAGTAATCGAAGTCGTCAGAGGTTGCCATGTCAAATATCATTTGATGACTATCGCCTTTACTAAACTCTACAAATTGGCTATTTCTATAAATATGGTGGTGCTTACAGTATTGGTCTATCTTCTCCACTTGCTTAGAATCTAATACTGGCTTGAATCCGAATTTAAGATTTTTAGAGTCTTTTCCATGTGACAATACAAAACAATGAGCATTTTTATAATAGTGGTTTATGAACCTTCTATGATTTATAACCTTTACCGATTTGTATTTAATTTCTAATATACTTTTTATAGCTGAATTAACCACGTACCCAAATGCTCCGGCGTGGTTGTCTTCGCAAATGTTATTAACTGTGATATCTTGGTATTCATTAATTAAAAGGTCTATTAGTTTAATCTTGAAGTTTACAGCTACATCAAACGCTTTTTGATTGTCCATGTTTTGCGGTAGGTCGTGACCTTTACGAGTTGTCTTACCGTCCCATCCGTCTAATAGATCACCTAGCTCATCAATTATTAATTCGTTGCCTTGCTTGTTTTCTGTTACAATCTTAACTACATATTCAAGTCTTTGCATCAATTCTACTTTGTCCCATTTTTGACCATACAAAGCAAACCCGTCTTTATTAGTGGTCATTCCTATATGAACATCAGTAATTACAAGCCTATCAAATTTACTTGTTTCTTTTGCTTTCGGGGGTTTATTATTAACTGGCTGAATATGCTTTTTTACTATCCCCTCTACAAAATCAAAGTTTATTTCTTCTTCTATCTCTTTAGCTTTTGGTGCGTATTGTACCCATTGCTGACCCGTTGTTTTTGATGTGCTTATTTTGATCGCTTCCCAATGTTCTGGTACTTCGATAGGTTCGCTTTGTAGCTTTTCGGTTGAGGACATTATTTCGCCATCCTTACCGTATTTCTTTATTGTTTCTACAAATGCTCTTTTATTAGGTGTTAATCTTTTTGATATTATATCTTGATATGCTTCTTCGTCTATTGAATATTGGGCTTTTTTACGCCCTCCATGAACCTTATTTAATTCAAGTCCTAAAGTATTGGCTTCTTCATCTGTTAGGTATCGTTGCTTTTTCATATATTATTTAATAATTATTGAAAATTAACCCTGTTTTATTGTTTCTTTTGATCTCTTCATACTCACAAGAGTTAATAACGTGAAGGCATTTTAAGCACTTTTTATAAGCATCCCCAAAAATGTAATCTTCTACTTTCTTTGGAAATATGTGTTTACAGTCTGTTTCGTTATCCATGTCTACGATCTTTGTGTTGGATATATATTGCGCTAATTCTTCTTAACTCGTTAATTCTCTCTTTATCAGGTAGCGAATGTAGTTGATAATGACTCATTTGACTAGCCAATACAAACCGCCTATTTTTTACCGACTCATCAGAGTAGATTAAATAATATCTGCTTTCTATTATTGGGCGCGCTAAATCTAAAGCAACATAAACAGCGTCTGGGGATACACTGTAATATTCAGCCGCTAAATAATGATTATTAAATTTATATTTATCCCCTGTCTTTAGGTCGTAACAATCTACACTTCTTTCCCATTGTCTTTTACTTACGTACTTTGGTTTCATTTATTTAATTTGTTTATAGTTTCAATTAACAAAATATTATTGTCTTTTTCGGCCTGTTTTAACATTTTATTTACTTCGCTAGGTGTTAAATCCGGAAGTATTAACTCGTATTGTCGCCTTCTTTGTTCGTCCGTTGGCTTTGGTGTACCTATTGATACTTTCTTTTTTTTCTGGTTTTGCTCATCAAAGTATTTTTTACCTTCTGAATAGAATTTTTCTTTATCAAAGTCATCATTTTCTACAACCCCCTTTTGTTTTTCGAGTGACCTGTAAATATTAGCTTTAGTTATGCACCAGAGCGCGCGTGTGCCACTATCGTATTCGTCAATGAAGGATACTATGGTTGACCCATCCAGTCGGTCTAAGACTCTTATATTCGTTTTCCCAGATTTAACTCTTTTGAAACAAAATTGTATCTCTTCAAACTTTAAATACCAGAAGTTGTCTATTATTATTTCAACTACATGAAGAAGCTCGTTTTCGTCTTCGATACCTCTAACCGTTTTAAACCAGTTACACAGATTAGAAACCTCTAGCATTAGCCCGCTGACTAATTTGGTCTTATTCTTGTCTGCTTGAGCTGAAATTTGCGCCCCGTTATTAATTACTTGATTTAAGCCCGCTAACATCGAGCCCGCTTTTCTCCATTGCCCTAATAGCTCCTTCTGGTGTGAAGTTTCTAATTCCGCTTTTCTTTTTTGTAGTTTCATTTTTTTTTATGTTAAAAAACCCTTTCCATCCGTTTTCTATGGATTGTATAATTATTCTTATTGCTTCCTTTTCGTTTGTTGAAATTTCGGCTAATTTTTTTAAAGCCGCTTGCTCACTTACTAAAGCCTTGTATGAAAATCTATGCTCTTTCTTTTTGTAGTCTTTCCATAATTCCCATGTATTTTTAAATTTATCAGACCCAAAAGGAAAAACTAACCCCTTCTTTCCTTTCTCTTCTTCTTTCTCTTCTACTTCTACTTCTACTTCTACTTCTTCTTCTTTGGGGTTAGTCATGGGGTTAGTCATGGGGTTAGTCATGGGGTTAGTCATGGGGTTAGTCATGGGGTTAGTCATGGGGTTAGTCATGGGGTTAGTCATGGGGTTACCCTCTAGGTTAGTGTTAGACACTCTAATCCAACCCTTTACACTTGATTCAATAGAATGCCTTTGACTTTCATAACATAGGTTTGCTATAAAACCTAAGTCTTTTGGGTCTTCATTTAAAAATTGTTTCTCTATAATAGAAGTTAAAAAGTCCAACTTATCAGAGTCATCTTTTAACTCATTCAAAACATCGAAGTAACTCCTCAAAAAATTAAACGCTTTTCTTTTGGTTTTCTTTAGACTCATTGTAAATAAAAAAAGACTTAGCCGTCAAGTCTGGGAACTATCGGGCAAAGTCTTAAAATCTTTAATTTAAATTGACGAAATCCCAGTCATCATTTAATGATAATAATATAGGTATTCATTTTTAATATTAAAAATACTATTTAATTTTTTTAGGCAATACCGCCCTTAGAAATCTAGTGTATAGATTACCGCGTTTATTCGGTTTAATCTTTATTCCTGGATAGCGTTCTTTATCTTCTGTCTTTTGTAACATTTGCGCTCTTATGATTGCAAGTAAAAATAGTATTACTGATAATGCTATTATAGTTTCCATAGTTTTTAATATTTAATTTTATAACCCTAACCATGTTGTTTAAAAAAAAGACCTTTAAGCTAATTTGGTAGCTCTGTTAAATAAAGTCCGGTTAGGGTATGGCAACCCCTTCTGGGTTAACATTAGAACCCTATAACCAGTCGATTAGCTATAAGGCTTGACCCTTAAAGATCATTAACCCGTATGGTTAATATTATATTTTATAAACTCCTTACCCTTTTTAACAATGGTCTTTTTAACGTGGAGTTCATAAATCATTTTGTCATTAAATCCGTATTTCTTTTGCAAACAATCTATAAAAAGTTTACAAGGATTATCAATGTCGCTAGACCTACTACTAAAGCCGTATTCTATTTCAAGTTTTAATCGTCCGCATGGTATTATTTCAACGGGAGGGAGTAGTAACATCATTGCTTTTTCATAAGACTTATAATCGTCTGTTTTGAACCTTCTACCCCTCCATGCTTTATTAACTGAAAGGGGCTTTATGTTCAATGTTATCAAAATGGGAGGTCATCCTCTGGTTCGTCTTGCGTTTGCTGTGGTGTTGGACTAACTCCAACCGCGCCTATCTTCCACGCTACCAAAGTATTAAAATACATATCTACACCTTCTTTATTTGTCCACTTTCTGCCACGTAGATTTATGCTAATTGACACATCTTGACCTACTTGGTAAGAATCTAGTAAAGCGCATTTATCTTGCACGAACTCTAATTTTAAAAGTTCTGGATACTCTGGATTGTCTGCATATTTTAATACAAATTCTCTCTTTTTGAATGAGTCGCTAATTACTAGCTCGTCAAAAATTACTTCTATTGTTCCTTTAATTTCCATGTTATACTAATGTTAGTTGTTTATCTTTTTTCTCGAATCTTGGCTTCATTGCTTCCAAATTTCTTATGGCTTGTTTGAAATAACTATCTTTTAATTCTACTCCTATTGCCCTTCTCCCTAATGATACTGGGCTGTAAACCTCCGAACCAACACCCATAAAAGGAGTAAAAACAACCTCGTTAGGATTTGAATATAAATCTACAATTCTATCAATTACATCTAGTTGCAACGGGTGAACGTGCTTTTCGTCATCTTCTTCTCTTGACTCTTTAAACTGCAATACATTATCAATCCTAATGTCATCCCATACAGACGAGGCGAACCGTTGCCAAATGTAATGACTTAGTTTGTTTGTCTTTGGGTCTTCATGATTCTTAAATTCCTTGTTCAAATACCCCCAAAGTTCGTCCTCGTTTATGCTTGTTCCTTGTGCGTTATTCCAAGCCTGTAAAATATTAGGTAAAATAGGAGTAGCACCGTAATAGTTTTTAAATCCCGAATTATGTGTTACTAGCACTTCGTTTTCTCCTTTCTTAGTGAATATCAAAACGTAATCCGGCATTGCTGTAAAACACTTTGTAGAATCTTCTACTATAAACTTGTGCATTAGGCTTTGAACCATTGTTCTCATCCTAACCTTTAAAGGCTCTTTCCAAATGGTTATTCTATTACGATATTCAAATCCATGTTTTTCATGTAGTCTTATTACCTCGTGTGGAAAGTCCCATAGTCGGCAGTTGTTATCAAAAACATCAGCAACATGAACCGCATTAATTCGACCTGATTTGGTAACTCTAGCCATTTCTTTAATTAGAAATTCGTATTGTTCTAAAAACTGTTCTTTGCTTTCACAGTTACTAAAGTCCCTTTCTGAACTTGAATAATTGTAAAGACCCGCGAATGGAGGAGAATAAACAGACAAGTCTATTGAATCGTTTTTTAATTCCGTTACAACGTCCATACAATCTCCGTTGTAAATGCTGTAATTTTCTTCGTGTATTTGTTCTTTTACTTTCATAAAAAGTTTGGTGTTATTATTTGTTTGTTAAAATCTTTTTGAATGTGAGAATAGGTTTTATTTACATTCTCATTTAGTTTTTTGTGTAGTTGTTTGGCTTTTACTGTTTTCTTTTCAATAGCCTCTAGTACGCCACCCTGACCATCAGATAAAACCATATCAATAGTTACGTCCCTTTTCTGTCCAAATCTCCAAAACCTTCTAAGGGCTTGATAATATTGTTCGTAGCTATAAGTTGGGAAAAATACCGAATGGTTGCAATGTTGCCAATTCAAACCCACTCCAGTCATCTTAGCTTTAGTGATAATTCTTTTAATATTACCGTTTGCAAAGTTCATTAAAATATCCTCTTTTCTGTCAATGGACTGGCTACCTATTATCTCAACCGCTTCTTTATCTAGTTCTTTTAAAAGACCGCTTTCACTATTTAAGTTACACCAATAAACAGACGTTTTATCGCTTGCTAAATCAACCGCTTTTTCTACCCTTTCTTTAACTGTTTGCTTTTGCTCGTGTCTTACTTCGTGAAATCCTTTAGCCTTTATATTGAACATCTGAATTTGATCGTCAATATCTATTAAACTATTATTCTTTACCGAATGCTTGTTTATAATCAATTCTGGTAAGATGTATTTTTCATCACTAAACCCTAAGTCGCTAGGCATCTTTGCCATAATTGACCATTGATTAACCCATGCAAAAAAGTTATCTTCTGCGTGTGGTTTTAAATACCACTTTTCGCCCGCATGTTTAGGATCTAAAGAGTTGCTATTGTTTTTAAAGAACTTGGTAAGCATATCGGTATAACCCATGTAACCTAGTGCCTCGCTTGACGTTCCAAGCTCTATAAAATCATTAGGTGATGGAGTTGCCGTTGATAAGAACCTATAAGGAATTTTTTTAATAAATGCCGTAATTTGTCCTTTAATCTTGCCATCAAAGTTTTTAAGTATTGATGACTCATCTAAAATAACCCCTGTAAAATCTGAACTATTAAAATAGTGTAATCTTTCATAATTACAAATTACTATCTTCTTTGTAAATGTTCCGTCTTTTGAATATTCAATGTCATTAACTCCAATTTTTTCAGCCTCAATTAAGAACTGAAAAGCAACCGCCAAAGGAGTTAGTATTAAAACATTCTTATTAGTATGCCTAACAATATTTTCAGCTATCGATAATTGAATTAGCGTCTTGCCTAAACCAGTATCTAAAAAGTTTGCAATCCTACCTTTTTTAACTGACTCCTCTATAACGTGTTTTTGAAAGTCAAAAGCCATGTCGGGTAGGTAGTTACATTCAAACCCAAAAGACCCTATGCTATGTCGTTTGTTTTCTAAAAATTCAGCGTAGTTTTTCATTTCTGTAATATTCTTGTTTTAGTTTATCTCGTCTGTTTCTAAACACCTCAAATGACTCTTGCTTTTCGTGTTCTTCTGGAAGCATTAGCATTATGTTTGACGGGTTTAATCTGTACTTAGTATAAACCCCTTTAGATAGTACGTGCGCAAATTGCCAATAAAACTGATAGTGAGTATGCCATAATAAAGGCTTTCCGCTTATCTCACTCACATGCGGTCTAGTTTCCCAAATAAACATGAACATATCTTTTTGGTTTTTAAACTTCATTTTTATTGAATAAACTATGTTGTTTGAGGTTAGTAGTGATATCTAAATCACCCAATACATCCCCAAAAATATGGTTTAAACTATTTTCTTTTGAAACCTTATAGATGTGTTCCTTTTTACCATACAATCCCTCTTTTGTGTCGTCTGTTTTCATTAACAGCCCTTCATTACAAAGGTTTGTTATTGCTCTTCGAATACTTGTGATTGGTGTCACCCCTTCGCCATCATAAATCTTCCAGGCTTCCGAAGCCGACAGCTTTGGATTGTCTGTGAATATTTTTATGATTGATTCCTCTTGTGAATTAGCTTTGACATTGCTACTTTTTAAAGTATAGCCACTTTCTTGATTGGTATTATAATAACTGTTTCTCATTATTATCTCTTTTTAGTTTTTGCTTAGTTATCAAATAACCGATGTACCCACTAATATTCTCCTTACCAAACAATTCAACCGATAATTTCCTCGCCAAATTCTGTTGCTTAGGTGTTAGGCTTATGGTTACTTTTTTAGTTTTCATTGTTTAAATTTAACTCTTTATTTGTAAATACAAAAGGAATACTTAAAATGTTTACTTTAACCCTTATCAATCCAGTTGCATATCTCAATCATTTTAGCCCTATAATATGCTTCTACTTCGTCTTTATCAATTAGATTATTCCTTTCCGCTTGATTCTGAATCTTGAATCTTAGTTTTTGTGAAGGTGTCCATTTCTCTTTTTCTTTTAAAGGTACATTCTCAACTAAATCAATTATAGAATTATCAATATTATCGTCACTTATAACAACCTTAACTAATTGGTCGTTTGTTTGTACTAGCCTCATTGCTGTTTCATCGTCAATCTCTTGCGTGTGTAGGCCAATAGACCAGCACTTAGGCTCTTTAAGTTTTCTAAAGCCTGATTGAATAGCCGTTATTACTATGCTCATTTGATTCGTAGGCTTTTATTCTCTTGAAGGCTTGCCCCTTTTACATTTTCACCCGCTTTAATAGCCTTTTTAATAGCCAACTTATCAACGGAGGTTACAACCTTATTAACTTTGTAATCTTCGCTTACCTGGTCTTGATTTTCTATTAAAACGCTTTCACTTTTTCGGGTTGTAAAGGTCAATGTACCTACCTCAAACTCACCGAATAAATTAACGGCATCTAGTAAAGTATTATTCAGCCTATTTACTAAAGTGGTGTTTCTTTTTTTGATTGCCTGGAGTCGCTTTATTTCGTCGTCTACATTTGAGTTAAACGCCTCCTTAGTTTTAATCACTTCTAAGTAACTAATAGACTTCTGTTGTAGTTGCCCTTCGTTAATAATTAACGCGTCTTGTACGTCTTGGCTAAGTTCACCTTCTGATTCTTCAATCTCATTCATTAAAGAATGATAGTCTTGT